AGCAGAAGGCTGCATCGCTTAAACCCAAAGTTAACAATGCGCCAGATCCATTAGATGCTCCACGAGGAGCAGGATCAGCCCCCAAACCTAAAGGGCCCCAAGGCGCTATATTTGAATAGGAAAATGTATCATGGCTAATAATCTCAATAGTAACGTCACCCGGAAAGTCGCTCGCGTCTTTCTAGATGCCTTTGAAGCATCACGGGTTCTAACTAAGACAGTAAACACGCAGCTCCTGAGCGGCAAGTTCAATCCGTCTTCTGGCTCTAACGTAGACTTCAAGCGTCCACACGACTACAACAGCATCCGTACCTCTGGCGGTGATATCAGCTCAAGCACTAAGAGCGACATCATTGCAGGTAAGGCAACTGGTACAGTACAGGACTACTTCACAGCAGCCACTGAGTGGGGCAACGTGGAAGAAGCATTGGAGCTCGACCAGCTTGACCAAATCCTTGAGCCAATGGCCCGTCGCATTGTGACTGACCTTGAGCTTGATCTTGGCGCGTACATGAACAAGAACGCTTCACTCAAGTATGGTACTCACGGCACTGCCGTAGATGCCTGGGGTGACGTAGCAGGTGCTGGTGCATTGATGGATTCTATCGGCGTTCCTATGAGCGACGATAAGTATTACATCATGAACCCATTCACTACTACTGCGCTGTCTTCAGCTCAGAACGGTCTGAATGCGGCTGACGGCCTTGTTCGTACAGCATGGGAAAAAGCACAGATCAGCCAATCTTTCGGTGGCATGATGGCGCTTACTTCTAACGCACTGCCTAGCTACACTTCAGGTTCTACTACTGACCGTGCTGGCGCTTTGGCTGCTGCTCCTGATGCAACTTACGTCACAGCTAAAGACACTATGACTCAGGTTCTGTCTCTCGACGGTCTGGGTACTGGTACTATTAAAGCTGGTGACATGGTAACTATTGCGGGCGTTAACCGTCTCAACGTAGCTACTCGTCAGCCTATGCTTGACGCTTCAGGCGCTGTCGTTCCTTGGACAGGCACTGTACTCGAAGACGTGACTATCGCTGGCAACGCTGCGACTATCACTGTCTCTGGTGCTGCTATCTATGAGGCCAACGGTCAGTACAACAACGTAGACGCTGCTCCTGCGGAAGATGCGGTTGTAACGATCCTTGGTGCTGCTTCAACTCTGTACCAGCCTAACCTCTTCTACACGAAGCAAGCGTTCGGTATGGGTACTGTTAAGCTGCCTAAGCTGTACTCTACAGATACAATCGCTACTACTAGCGACGGTATGTCAATCCGAGTATCTAAGTACGCAGACGGTGACGCTAACACGCAAAAGATTCGTTTCGATCTCTTGCCGGCGTACGCCACATTTAACCCCTTGTTTGCCGGAAAAGGCTTTGGGGTCTAGCGACTGACTGAGGATGGGGGCTTCGGCCCCCTGATTCTTTATGGCAAAACCAAGCAAAGGCAAGGCAAAAGTAAAGGTCACCGCATCCGGCAAGAAGGTCTCTTATGGCCAGGCTGGAAAAGCAAAAGGTGGCGGTTCACGAGTTCGCCCTGGTACTAAGAAGGGTGACGCATATTGTGCTCGATCAGCCGGTCAGATGAAAGATCATCCAGAAGCTGCACGGGACCCTAACAGCCCATTACGACTATCCAGAAAGCGCTGGAAGTGTAAGGGCAAGAAGAGTGCTAAATATGAGTGACGGTCTATACGCTAATATGCACAAAAAGAAAAAACGACAAAAGCGCCAAAAGGCCGAGGGACGAACAGTGGAGAGAACTAGATCCCCTGGCGCCCCAGGAGCACCGACAGCAGGTGCATTTCGCGCAGCGGCAAGAACAGCTAACCGAAATAAAATTACATTGGAATGAGGTGATTTATGCCAGATATAAATGGAAAGAAATTCCCATACACCAAAGAAGGCATGGCTGCGGCTGAAAAGGCCCGAAAGAAGAAGAACAAAAAGAAGCCTAAACCCATGAATAGAAGCGGGAATAAATACGAGTAATGGCTACTGTCGCTCAGGTCGCAAAGGCGGCACTACAACGAATTCTAGTCCAGGCATCTGAGGCCCCATTAGAGGCTGACGAGTACCAGGACTTTATCTTCGCCATGAATAACTACATGGCACAGCTCGACGCATCTGGAATAAGCCTGGGGTATACCGTCGTCACAGATCTAGGTGACCAGGTAACCATCCCAACTGGTGCGCTTCGAGGGCTAATTGCCAACCTGGCGATTGAGGTCTCACCCGACTACGGTGGTGTAATCTCAGACGGCCTGGTAAGGGCTGCGCGCGATGGATTCCAGACCATGAGGTTATTGGGACAACGTATAGCAGCAACTAAGAACCCATCTACCCTGCCCGTCGGCTCAGGCAACGAGGACACGGTGTACGGTTACCCAGGACACTTCTACGATGCCTCAGAGGCAGAGATACTTGCCGAGACAACTGGCGCAATTGGTTTGGAGCTAAATACTAATGGTGGATAGAGCGCAGGGCAGAAAGAAGAGCGAGTTTGTCCAACAGAGCACGGTCCTGGCTAATAGCTATTTGGACTATGTTGTTAATGGTACGAACTACAAGATTGCCTACAACGACTTTGTAACCGGCCTGGGTGTTACCGGGACGATCGTACAGGAGGGTGCTGTCACAGGCACGGCCATCCTGGATGTTGACGGCACTATCAATCAGATCCGTAACCTTGAAAGCGGTTCAGGCATAGTTACTTCGGTATCTGCCGAGAACGGGGCCAAGATTAGCCACAACTTCACGGCTAATACTGACGGGCTCCCTATCCTATTGAACACAACCGCAGCGTCTCCCACAATTGCTAGTATTGTTGCAGGTAGCGGTATTAGTGTAGCTGCGGTAAATACTGGCGGGATTCAGATAACGTCTATTGCTGATCAAATAAACGCGCAAGTGTCTATGCACGGTAATTCAACTGCCACGACAATCTCTACTCAAAATGTACCTGTAAAAGCCGCAGGGACATTTGTAGCCGGAACTTTTTCTAGTTTTACAGTAGATACGACAGGCAAGCTGACTTACACAGGATCCACGACGACTACAGTTCTTTTGGCGGCTTCTGTGACTCTGGATGTTGTCGGGACAAATCAAAATCTGACAGTGCATTTAGCAAAAAATGGCACTGTTATCTCTGCCG